AAATCCCACCCTTTCAGGCATAGGCCAATACCTTACTCTTAGTGACTTACCTGATCTTCGGACTAAGGTGAGAGAGGCAGGGTTTGGTGGAAGACCTGCTATTGCTGACGTAACGAAAGAGGCTGAAGAACTCCGCGCTTTTTTAGGCCCTACGGATTACAACAGGCAGTTACAGCAAGCTGAAGACGCGGCTAAGTTGCAGGCCGCTCTATCTATAGCATCACGGGGATTTGCCGCCGCAGGTGCGGCCCCTAAACGGGGTGAGTCTACTTTTTCTACGTTAGGCAGAGAGCTTCTGGCACCCATTGGTGCAGACCTTCTTCCCGTTGCAACTAATTTTCAAAAAAGAAAAGCCGCTATAGATGCCGCAAGGCAAGATGAAGACCGCAAGGTGCGGTTAGCCGCGTACACGCAAGCAGAGGCCCGTAGGAAAGAGGTAGATGCCGCCGCTCTTAAACTTTTAGATGATCGAAATGCTCGGATTCTTGCGGCAAGAAAAGCTGCTGGAACCGCAAGTCTGGGATCTACGAATCTTAAATTAATTAAACCGGATGGATCTGACTTTACATATGACGATGGAAGGGTCCCTATGTTTAACCGGCTTACCAAAGCTGGAGCAGTGGGCGACGGCACTATTGGAAAGGTAGGAGACCTGATTGAGCTTGGAGGTGAAGGTAACCCATTCCCCAATGAGACGATTAAGAGGGAAAACCTACGCGTGGTGCAAGTCAAAGAGCCGTCCAAGACGGGTATTGTTGATGCAAGAACACGCCTAGCCAACAAAAATCTTTTCTATACCTTGATGCCTAGAGTACAGAATCAGCAATTAGAGGGCGAGTTCACTCCGTATAGCAGAAAGAGTGCTTTATACTTTGATACCGGCAGGTACATGAAAGGTGCATTTCCTTTTTTGTATCTTCCTCCTGGAACGTCACCTATAGAGGCGTCAACTAAAGGTGTGCCTATAGAAGATGAAACCCTTCAGAACAATATTAATCAAAGAGTAGATGCCCTGTCCTCTGTTATAAAGGCAGACCTCGGTGATCAAAGCGACGTAGTAAAAACACAACGAGCAGAGAATGCTATTAAGAAACTTCTGGAACTTACCCCACAAGAATTATTTGGATCCAAATCCGTTTCTAATATAGGTAAAAGCCCAATAACCGGAGAGATAGTCGGTTATGAACCTCCAGATCTTGCTGCTGATGCCGCTTCGGCAAACAGACAAATTGCATCCGCCCTTGATCAATTAAAAAGTAGTCCAGAGGCAGATCCAAGTGTTGCTTTTTCAACTGTTAATCAACCAGAGAGCAATGAGAGCTATAGGAAAAACGCTTATAGGATAAAGACTGCGGTGAGCTTGTTTCCAAATGCCTTTAGCAAACCCATAAGGCCTGGGACAACAGCCTATGATGCGGGAATCGTACAACTTAGAAAAGATATTGAAGCTGTTCTTCCGCAGGTTAGATTGCTTGTGAATACAACCCCAGAAGATAGACGGCAGATTATTTCAGAAGCTGTTTCTAAAAAGGTTGAGGCTAGAACTAAGAAACAGAACAAGAAAGGAATGGACGAACTTAGAGAGTTCTTAAATCAACGAATTGCGTTCAGGCAAGACTTGTTAAATTTCAGAAACGCCGCTCGTAGAACAAGTGGCGCAGAGGGTCCGATTACGGGAAGAATTCTTCCTCTTGCTTCTAGGCTCGGTTTTTCCGATTTTATTAAGACCGAAGAAGGAGCAAGAGCTCTTGCTCTTTTGACACAAACGTCAGATAGGTTTCTGTCTGGTCAGTCTCGTAAATTAGGAAAAGAATTTGGAGACGATAGGATAAGCAACTATGATGCAGAGGCTTATAAAAAACTTGTTGCAGACATAAGAAACTCTGCAACCTTCAACAAAGCCCTAATTGATACAGCTTTACGCCGTGTTAATGGAGAAATCTCTGGACTCATGAGAATGGGAGGGGATGTTGCCTGGACACCCGACGAACTGACCCGAGCGGCGGAAGTCGGAGTCGACTTTTCTCAAATGAGCACAACGGAAAACTGGCATGGGTATGGTTTTTATGGAAAGGAGAAGTTTCCTACGACAAGACAAGACGTTCTGTCTCTATCTGATGACCAACGAAATGTTATGCGAAAAGCGGGTCTTCTAAAAGATGCCATGTATGATGGCAGATATGAAGTTCCGCAATTGAATTATACCGATCCTAATAATCCCAATCCCACTATTCCAACTGATGTCCAAACTACACGTATGGGTCCTAGACAATTCGACCAATACATTCGTAATTTAGTCAATGCTCCTGCCGCCAGGAACGCAAACATAACGGAAAATGAAATTCGTAGAAGAGTTACGAATGGAATTCTACAATACGACAAACTCTTCCTAAATAATTAGACCTATGGGTTAAGTAAATGGCAGAGATAAAAACCCCTCATACTGGAATTGTTGCCACGCATTCTGGTTTAACGAACGGTCTTCATAAATATGTGTTCAAGAATACGAATACGGGTAAGGAGGAGATCGTTAATAGTAGCTATGATCCAACAAAGCTAAGTTCTTTATTTACGACTGAATTCGGTACTAGCGAGGGTATGGAATTAGCGTCAACGTTAGCTTCTACTTTTAGTAATCTCCAGGATATAGATCAACGAGGTTTTATAGACAGAGCCATAAAACCATCCCTTAGAAGCATACCTGCATTTCTTGCTGGAGGTGGTTTCGATATTGCAGGTTTATTGAGTTACGTTCCGGGTCCAGACGAATTAGCCGCCATGGGGTATAAGGCGGTTACCGGGGATGATCCCTTTGGCATGTTGGAGAAGAGACGAGAAGTAGACAAGGAATTTAGGAAAGACATTCAAGAAACTCTCGGATCTGAGGCTAGACGAAAAGAATTCCAACAGTACCTTAGATCCGCCGATCAGTACGCCAATGACATTTGGGGCTTCAAACCTTTTGAGTCCACCATTGGCACTGATATGACTCCGGAAGCTAGAGGCACATTTGAAAAAATACTTCTTATGGGTATTGAAGCCGGAGTCAGCGGCGTTCCGATGGTAAAAGGTGCAACTATACCGCTAGAACTGGGTGGTAAGTTGTTGGATGGAGCACAATTTATTTTTTCTAAGCTGGCTAAAGATTCTGTTGAAGAGGTCGGCAAGGATGCTTTAAAGCCGGGTAACGTCCGATCACTAATAAAAAAAGCAAATGATGCGTACAGTTTATCTACTAGATCCGGCCTTAGAAATATTAGAGGCGAGGTCGCGTTTGGAACGGCTGCGGGATTAGCCACGGAGAGTTCCTTACAGTTATTAGAAAAAAATGACCCGGACGCGGCGAATTGGCTAAAATCAACCATAGCTTTAGGCTCCGGTTTGCTTGCACCCGTAGCTACTAGAAGTCTGGTCACGGGTCTTATGCAGGGTCCAATTATAAAGCTAGGCGTCAGAGTTACAGATCCTCTGTTAAGGCCAGAGGTTAGTGCCGCTCGTTACACTCAAAATGAGGGGGTTGGAACTTCCGCTGAAGATCGAAGAGCTATAGCAAGCGTAGCCAGAATTTTAGAAAATTCAGTTGCAGAGGGAAGGCACCTAGATCAGGCTTCTGGTCTAGCTTTTACGACACCAGAACTCCTAAGAACAGAAGCTGGCATCTTGAGTGCAAAAGTTGCGTATAAACAAGAATTGTTGGATGAAGGTCGCACCTTAGACAAGTCAAGGTTAGAGAAAGAGATTAATGAAGATTCTGAACTTATTGGCAATCTAAACCGCTTTGCTAATTTTCAGGAGACTGTTCTCAGATCTGCTGGGCGAGACGCAAATCCCGGTCAAGCTGCGAGATTTTTTCAAGAAGAAGCCTCCCGATTGGTTGAGAGACGAGATCAGTTTTTCAATTATATTGAAAACAACTTTAAAGAGGCTGTTGAGGATCTAGATTTCGGAGGCAGGCCGGGAGGGACTTTAGCCGAATTAAATTTAGATTTTGCTAATGCAAGAAGAGGCGCAACCCCGGTTTATGAGGAGACTCGTAGAAAACTTGTTATGAGGGGAGACCCTAAAGGAGTAGAGGGATCTGAGTTTGCGTGGCTAGATCCGCAAGTTAAAAATAGACTTGAATCACAGGTAGATAATCTATCTACGAAGATGAACGAAGTGCTTTCTCAGGCTCAAGAAGCCGCAGAGGGGCGCGTTCAATTTTGGAGGCGTAGCGTTCAGTCTTATTTAGCCAACAGGGGTCTAAAGACTGTAGAGGATTTGTCTAGTGAAGAACAGAAACTTGTAGGTGACTTCATAAGAGGCACTTATGACGATGCAAGCAGAGAGTTTCGAGCATTTGAGAAAGCTGCTTATCAAAGAATAAGTGGCCTGAACGATAAAGTAACAGAGAATATAGTGTTCCCAGAAGGGTCCGTGGACCCTAGCACCGGAACAGATATATCTGGGATGGGTATTGATGACTGGGCTGCGGGTAAATTAGAAAATTTAAGTAGAACTGAAAAGTTCAACGTCAAAGAGGTGCCGATTCAGTTGGCTCAGTTAGCTGGATCTAGGTCTGTTATAGCTCAGTTAAACAGAAGAAGATCTCAAGACATAGCCGCAGGTCGAGCAGATGCGGCTCAGTCCCGTATACCTGATTTAGAGCGTCAGCGTGATGACATTATATCCCAGAAAACGAAGGCTGAATCTGAACTAGATGCTATGGAATCCGGCCCCCCTCCGGGATTCATACGAATGCCGTTTGGGGAAGCATCTCCAAAATCCATACGAGACAAGAGAGCAGAGGTCCTACGGTTAGGTAAAGAGGCTCAAGGTTATCAATCAGATATAGACAATATCACTAAAAAGTTTTTAGGGGCCGATGATGATTTCGTAATTGAACCCACGGGTCGCTTAACAGCTAGGGATTCAAATGGCGATTTAGTCGGAGAAGGGGTCAGTGCAAATGATGTCAAGGAAACTATATCTGACATAGCCGAGACATCCCGGCGGGAACTGGCGTCTAACGGAAGAACTCCAAAGTACAGAAGCCTCGTTCAGCTTAGAAACACTTTAGAGCAGTTAATATCACCGGAAGTTTTTCCTAATCTAGATCCCGCCTCTCTGACATTTGCAAAAGAGTCTTCTCGTCTGAAAAATAGAATTGACGACGCCCAGGGCGACATATTAGCCAAAAACAGAAGGTCTGACGTTAAAGTTCAAGTAGAAGAGATACCGTCAAAGATCCTTCCAGAGACTACGTCCACTCTTAGTAGAGCATCAAATATACGTTTACTTAATCAGGCCACCGCAGAACTGCCTGATTTTGTCACCATAAAAAGAGGTGAAGATGGTGGTATAGTAACCGATCAAGAAGGAATTCCTGTTGCTGCTATAGATGAGGATGCTCTGATTGGAGGTCAGTCTTTATTCGACAGGCCGGACTCACCGTTTGAGATTGTTGAAATAGGAGAAGGTCGGCGTCCATTCGAGATAAGATTAAAGCCGGACGCTCCGGTGAGTGCTCGGTCTTTGGATGTAGCAGAGAGTATACTTCTCGAAAGGCTATCTCTCAGGTTTCCAGATGGCATCGACTCCAAAGGTTTAGATTCTTTTAAATCAAAGAATAAGGAGGCGATAAGCTTTCTTCAAAACAATGGTCGCACGGACGTTCCAGGTTTACTAAATGACGCGGATGAGTTGGCTTCTCAGCTAGACTCTTTGAAGGCTCTTAGGACCGATAAGGCAAGAGACCAGCTTAACGAATTAGTAAACAGCGGTCAGATAGACCTACAAGGTTTAGATGTAGAGGATTACATCGACTATATAGGCAATAGACGTAGAAGACTTTCAGAACAAAATGCTCTCTCCGATGTCCTTGACGTGGAGGCTGGTTACGCCACTACTGAACTTTTTGATAGGGTTTTAAATCCCGCTAATAAACAACCCTCGGCATCTCTCAATGAGTTTTTATCTTTAGTGAAGGGCAACAGAGCGGCTGAAAAGGGTTTACAGGCCTCTATAGTTGGGGAACTCTTCAACAGATCTACAGATCTTAACCCAGATCTGGTGAGGCAACTTGGGCAGATAGATGCCACGGTATTCAACCCAAGTTCTTTTCGAGAACTAATGGCTAACCCGAGAGTAAGAAACCTTTTACTTGAGGCTTTTCCAGACAACCCCAATCTCTTGGACGGTCTAGACAAGATGGCCGTGGCGGCGTTTGAAACATCTAATTTCGTGCCTGGGAGCCCTGGATATCAATCTGCAATAAACCCTCAAGATGCCGCCGCCGTTGAAGCTTGGAGCAACCTTGGAAGAATATTTGGATTACAAGTTGCGGATCGTGTCGATGCCCTGAACTCTCTTGTTTTAGCGGGTGCGGGCAGTCGTATGTTTACAAAAATCGGTAAAAGGATAGTTGGAAACAAGATAAAGGATATCTTGATCAACGCTGCGCTTGATCCAGAAATAGCGGCGGGTCTAGCGAAGAAAACCTCCGAAGTGGGTGATGGGTTCATTAAAACCATACAGAAGAGTTTGATAGACGTAGTTAACGTCCCCAAAACTATATCTCGGAGACCTGCCGCAACGGTTCCGATATTAAAAAGAATTGAAGAGGAGGTTCAGGAAGACTCGGAGGAACAGGCCTCCTTGCCCTCCGGGCCACGGCCCACGCGCCAGCTTGCTCAGTCTATGATGCCCACTCCTAACCCAGCGTCTGCTTTGGGTCAGGTATCTCCAGTGCAACCGCTGCCGCAGCAAACCGCTGCCGCGTCACCGGAAACTATGCAACGCGGGCAACAAATATTTGGTGCTAATGATCCTATATTTGCAAAGAGCGGCGGCATAATGTCGGTGCGGGCCAAGCCCAGGCAGATGGTCGGATGAAGCTATCTGACCACTTCTCTCTAAATGAGCTAACAAAGTCCAGTACGGCGGAGCGCCAGGGCATTGCCAATGACCCGTCTGAGGCTGAGATAGAAAACCTCATCCTTGTCTGCGACAACATACTGGAACCCGTCCGTAACCATTACGGCATACCGTTCATACCCAACAGCGGGTTCCGGTGCCTGGAGCTAAACCGCGCCATTGGATCTTCGGACAAGTCCCAGCATACCATGGGCAAGGCCGTAGACTTTGAGGTGCCTGGGATCTCCAACAAAGACGTAGCGTTATGGGTTCGAGAGAACTGCGACTACGATCAGCTTATTCTGGAGTTCTACAAAGAGGGTCAACCCTCCAGTGGCTGGGTGCATTGTAGCTACGATGTAGATAAGGAATTAAGGCGGACGGCCCGCGTATTCGACGGCAGTAGTTGGACGGACCTAGCTTAACCAGTTCCGGGCGTCTTCTCCCAGTATTTGATCCGCAATCCTAATCTTACCTCGCAGGGCGTTGACGATCTTTTCGTCAATCGTGCTTGGGGAGATCATGTCTATATATGTGACTTTGTTAGTCTGGCCTATCCGGTGTGCGCGGTCCTCTGATTGAAGGCGAAGCTCCAGATCATAACTGTTGGAATAGTATACGACGGTGTTCGCTGCGGTAAGCGTCAGGCCGAAACCTCCTGTGCGAGGATGCCCCACGATGAAACGTGACTCTGATTGTCGATCTTGGAAGGATTCCACGATCTCTTGACGCTCAGAATCAGGGGTTTCACCGTGGAGCGTTGAGACCGATTGTACGCTAAATCGGTCTCGCAGGGCATCAGCAATCGAACGAATGTCGCGCGTCCATGTCGCCCATATGATCGCCTTACCCTGTATCTCATCACAAAGATCCAGCAGGCTATCCAAACGGTTGGATTTTACCTGATGGATCGTACCGTCGTCGTCTGTCAAATGGCCGCAGCATATCTGTTGCAACCGCATGATCTGTGTCAAAACGTTTTGCGTCGTGGACAACTCACCACTGTCCAGTTGTGCTAGTGCCAGATGCTTCATCTGGTTGTAGGCCGAGGTTTGTTCTTTTGTAAGCTCGACCTCGCGTTTCATGTAGACCTTGTCGGGCAGGTCTAGGCAGTCTTCCTTACGAACGCGATATGAGTGCTCTTGCAGTTTCTCGGTCAACTCCTCCAGCTTTCGGAAGCCGACAATCTGGTTGAACGAGTGAGCGCCCATGGTCCGCCGCTTCACAACGGCGTAGCGGCCTTGAAACGCAAAGTAACTTTTGAAACCAAGTATCCTGGGGTCCAAGAATTCCATCTGGCTGTAAAGGTCCATGGGACTGCGCGTAACAGGAGAGCCGGTGAGGATCCTACGCATGACGCACTTCTGTCCTATGCGACACAGGGTCCTGGTCCGTTGGGCTTTTCTATTCTTGATAGTTGTCGATTCGTCAACCGTCATAAACACTTTGAACCGTGTCGCAAAGAAGTCGGCAATCTCAGAACCCTTCTTTGTACTGAAAGCCTCGACGTTCATAAGCAGAAATTTGAGAGTGGAGGGGTCTCGCTGCGACAGATCGTTAAGCTCTTTCTTCTTGGCTTTCGTCAGGTTGGGTTTCCAGATGACGACTTCTCTTTGTATGCGCTCCGGAAGATGCGTTTCAATCTCTCTTGCAAGGTTGGCTACCACCGCTTTCGGCGCAACCATAAGTGCGAAGTCTATACGACCTTTTTCAAAATTGTACGCTGTGGTATCAAGGTCTACTTTTGATTTGCCCGTACCCATGTCCATCAGCAACGCATAATTGTCCTTGTCCGCGCTGGCGTCGAACGCCTCACGCTGATGCTTATATGGTTTGGTCTTGAAATTAAATTTGGGCATGACCAGATTTCTCTTGCAATCTCTAATAAATACCCATATACCTTCAATTGGTGGTTCAGTCAACCATCGAATAGCGAATAGATAAGGAGTTATCATGAGCGACTTAATTTCCGAAATGGCCTCTGACGGGGTCAACCAGTCCGACAAAATTGACAAGCTTGACGACGGCCAACTCGACGGCGTATCTGGGCTTGCCAACCGCGCAGCAGAACTCGAACAGTTGCTTGCAAAGCAAGAGCAAGCGATGAAAGAGACCAAGGCTGCACTGCACAAAATCACCGACGAGCAGTTACCTGAAGCACTTGAAGAGATGGGCTTGCAAAAGTTCACGCTCACGGACGGTTCTGAGATTTCTGTGAAACCTGTGTACTCAGCGTCCATCCCCAAGGACCGACGCGAAGAGGCGTTCGAGTGGCTGCGAAATCATGAGTTTGGTGATCTGGTTAAGAACAACGTCACCGTGACGTTTGGGCGTGGCGAGGATGCCGCAGCAAAAGAGTTTATGAACCTGTGTGGTTCACAAGGATACGCTCCAGACCAACTCCAAAAGGTCGAACCCATGACCTTGAAGGCTTGGTTGCGGGAGCGTGTAGAAGCGGGTGACGCCGTCCCGCTAGATTTATTCGGCGCATTTATCTCACAACGAGCAACTATTAAGAGGAGTAAATAGCATGGCAAAAGCCGTCACGAAAAAATCCAATGCACAACTTGCAGAGGTACATGACCTGTTCCTGGCGGATGCAGGTTCTGGCGTAGATGATCTGGGTTCAGAAGATCTCGCCATTCCGTTTGTCAAAATCTTACAGAAGATGTCTGACGAACTTGACGACCTCGACAACGCAAAGGCCGGGGACATCATCAACAGTGTTACCAAAGAGGTGACTAAGGGCAAGAGCGGCATACGTGTCATCCCTTGCGCTTACCGTCTGGAGTGGATTGAGTGGGAGCCTCGCGGTACAGGAACCGGAGCACCCTACGCCATCTACCACACGGGTGATCAGATCCCAGCCACTGAACGTGGAGACGACAACAAAGATATGGTTGTCGATGGGGGAGGGCGCTACCTGGAGCGCACTGCTCAACATTATGTGCTTGTCGTTGACGATGACGGCATCACACAACAAGCGTTGCTGCCAATGAAGGCAACGCAGTTCAAGAAGTCCAAGCAATGGAACTCTGCTATCAAGTCCATCAAGCTCAAAGATGGTAATGGCAACTTTTTTACTCCACCACGGTTCAGCCACATTTGGAAGTTGACAACCGTATCCGAGGAAAACAAGAACGGTTCCTGGCATGGTTGGCAGATTGAGAAAGACGAGGTCATCTCAGACCCTGATGTCTATGCGGAAGCAAAGCATCTCGCTCAGTCTATCCAAGCGGGTGAAGTAAAGGTTCAACATGTCCGTGAAGATGAGGGATCAACCTCATCTGACGAAGACACACCGTTCTAACCCAGGGACTGGGGGAGGCTTGTCCTCCCCCACTTTTCCATGACAAAGAACGTAGATAGATTCGCACGGCTGTTCCGTGGTTTGAACAAGGCTTATGGCGCGGTGGATTTGACCACCAAGGACGCCAACGGCAAGCAAAAGGGCAATTATAAGATTGTTCGCGAACCACGGACCAAGGCCACGTTCAAGTCTCACTTGAAGGGTGAGGTCAGCATAGGCGTTGTACCCATAAACGAGGACAACGTTTGCGTTTGGGGTGCCATTGATATTGATCAATACCCGTTGGATCACGCTGAAATAATCAGAAACATTCTGAAACATAAGCTCCCGCTGGTGGTCTGTCGTAGTAAATCTGGTGGGGCGCACCTGTTTTTATTTTTTAAGGACTTTATCGACGCGGAAAAGGTTCAACTCAAGCTCAAGGAGTTGTCGAGCGAACTGGGCTACGCTGCGAACACCGAGGTCTTTCCAAAACAGATAAAGCTTCTGGTTGACCGTGGCGATACCGGGAACTTTCTGAACCTACCGTATTTCAAAGAAGACGGAGGTCTGCGCTACGCCTTTAAAGAGGACGGTAGCGCGGCTACGTTGGATGAGTTTCTGGACATGGCTGAAACGGCGGCGATTGATGAGGATCAACTCGACGCGCTGTTGAAGAAGGAAGAAGCTGTTGTTGATGAAGAGATCAAAGACGGCCCGCCCTGCCTACAAGCTTTAATGAGGCAGGGTTTTCCAGAAGGCACACGAAATAACGGTCTGTTTAACATTGGTGTATATCTTCGTAAGGCCAGCCCCGACGACTGGGAGAAGAAGATCCTAGAGTACAATCAGAAGGTCTTCGATCCGCCGCTTGATCTCAAAGAGGTCAACATCGTAGCCGATCAGGTGAAGAAGAAAGATTACCAATATAAGTGCGCGGACCAACCCATCTGCAACTTCTGCAACAAGGACCTCTGCCGGACACGGCGTCACGGCGTAGGTGGGGGAACGAACACGCCGACAGTTGCAAACCTCCGCAAGTATGACAGTGAACCGCCACTCTGGTTTCTCGACGTGAACGGATCGCCTGTTGAGTTAGACACGGAGGCACTACAGAAACAACCGCGCTTTCAAATACTCTGCATGGAGCAAATAAATTTCATGCCGCGCACCATGGCTAAACAAGCCTGGGAGGCGGGCATCAACAACCTCCTTAGTCAGATGATTGAGACTGAGGGTGCGGTCATTTCGACGCCAGAGGATACTAGTCTTCGCGGCCAGTTCTACGACTTGCTTGAAGAGTTCTCGACGCATATGCAAACGGCGGTTGATAAAGAAGAGATACTGCTTCGCCGCCCATGGACCGATCCCGAGGACAATCGCACGTACTTCCGATTGAAAGATTTTGAGGCTTTTCTCAAGCGTAACAAGTTCTTTGAGTACAAGAGTAACAAGATAGCTCAAAGGCTACGCGACATGGACGGCAGAGCGGAACAGTTTCGCATCAAAGGCCGCACGGTTCGATGCTGGTCGATACCGGCTTTCGCCAAGATCGAAGAAGAGTTCAGTTCTAAGTTTGAAGACGACGACGTGCCGTTTTAGGAGACGAAATGACCATACCCAGTTACAACCCTTTTTATTACCGGCCCCTACCCGACGAGATCACAATAGGTGAGAGCGATATTGAAGGACTTGGCGTATTCGCCACGGAAGACATAGCCAAGGGTGCAGACCTTGGCATGACGCATGTCAACGTACCTCAGTTTAACGGCTTGATCAGAACACCTCTTGGTGGGTTCTTGAATCATAACGAACAAGCTAATTGCGTTTTAAAACTTATTCACGATTGGGATGACTGTCAGATATATCACTGCATGACCACTCGTAAGATTTCAGAGGGTGAAGAACTTACCCTGGAATATCATAACTAAGTAATTCCAATGTTTAGATATTTTGGACCTCCTGGAACCGGAAAGACAACCACCCTACTCAATCAAGTAGATGGGTTGCTTGCCAACGGAACGTCACCCACTGAAATCGGCTACTTTGCGTTTACTCGAAAGGCCGCACATGAGGCTAGGGATCGTGCCGTATCACGGTTCAATCTAGACCCAGAGAAAGATTTTCTGTACTTCCGTACATTACACAGTTTGGCGTTTTTGTTGCTGGGGATGAACAACGCTGAGATTCTTACAGAGGATAAGCTCAAGAAGTTTGGTAAGGCGGTAGGCGTAGACTTGTCAACGAACAACGAGACCGTGCAAGACGAAGGCTTCTCCATTCTGAGATCGAACCATCCCATCATGCGTTGTATGGATTTGGCGCGAAACACGCTCCAAGGTCCAGAACACGCCTACAAGTTTTGTAATCTCCCTATGCCGTTTTACGAATTTGAACACCTGTACAAAGAATACAACCGGTTCAAGACCGTCAACGGCTTGCGCGATTTTACCGACATGATGGTGGAGCTTGCGGCCAGCCCGCAACTTGCGCCGAACCTAAAAGTCGTTTTTTTGGACGAGGCTCAAGACCTGACGCCATTGCAGTGGCAGGTGGCTAAGATTTTAAACGACAACAGTGACCGCATGTTTGTTGCTGGCGACGACGACCAGGGAATTTACCGCTGGGCCGGGGCCGACATAGACCAGTTTATCAACCTGTCGAGTGGCTCTGAAGTCTTAGAGCAGTCTTACCGCATACCTAGATCCGTACACAGTTTGGCGGATCGCGTATCCAGGAGGATTACGCACCGGCAGAAAAAGGTCTGGAACCCACGTAAGCAAGAGGGGTCCGTGTCCCGCATTTACGATCCTCAGAACTTTGACTTTAGCGCCGAGGGCTCTTGGTTAGTTATGGCGCAAGCCAATTACATGCTCGACGGCATTGCCGCAGAGATGAAATCCACCGGTCAGTTTTTTGAACGGTACAATCAACCATCATTAGGTCAGCGGGTACGTGACGCAATTAGTTCTTGGAACTTCCTACATACGCACGACGGTCACGAAATATCCCTGCGCGATGCACAAAATTTATATCGTCATATATCCAGCGGTGAAGGCAAGCTCCAGCGCGGTGCAAAGAAGATGTTGGACGGTGCGAATGATCAGGACATGTTTAGCCTGTCCGTTCTCAAAGAACATTTTGGTTTGCAAGTGCCGGACACAACCTGGGACGTGGCGCTGGACCGAATACGCGACGAGGACCGGGCGTACATCACGGCGCTGCTCAACAGAGGCGTTGATATCTTCCGCAAGCCAAAGATCAAGTTGTCCACGATCCACGGGTCAAAAGGTGGTGAGGCCGACAACGTGCTTCTGTACCTGGACCTGTCGGGCAAGGCGCTACAAGAAATGGAGCGCAACCCGGACGATGCTTATCGCGTACTATATGTAGGAATAACGAGGACAAAAGAAAACTTAGTATTGAAGATGCCGGAAGATCAGCAAAGAGGATGGTCAATATGAAGGGTTCTTTGGAGTCACGGCGCATTGCCGCCCTGCGCGAGGCGTTGACAGAGATACGTGATATTGCGGCTATCAGTGAGGGCGTGGAGTTCTACGCCATGTTAGCAAACAAGGCGCTTGAGGAGGATGATAAGAGAAATGAAAAGCATAGATCTTAGGGTCATCGTTGAAAGCCCGTATCGGCCTAACCCTCACCGATATGATTTAGAGATGGAGTTGCAGGAAAACCTGGAGTACGCCAGACGTTGCATGTCTCATTCAATCGGCATGGGTGAATCACCGTTTCTGTCGCACCTTTTGTATACGCAAGTCCTTGACGACAAGAGATCTGAAGAGCGGGAAATGGGTATGTTTCTCGCGAGGTCCTGGTACGACGTGGCCGACATGTGCGCCGTCTATACGGACAAGGGCGTCAGCGAAGGCATGAAAAAGGGCATTGAGTATGCTCGTTATGTAGGAATTCCAGTAGAGGAGAGGTCACTTTATGAAGGCGAAGACGATTTTGAGTGAAGCCATCAAGCTTGTTGGTGGTGACCGAAAAGATACGCACGGAAGCATGGCAGAGAACCACGAGAACATAGCGCGGCTATGGAATGGATATCTGTGGAACGTCGATACGTTAACCGGGGCCGACGTTGCTAACATGATGGAGCTACTGAAAGTAGCCAGACGTAAACTGGGCTCGTTCAATAAGGACGATTACGTGGATGGCGCGGGATATTCCGCTGTATCCTTTGAATGCAAACTAGCGGAGATGACCGTTGAAGACGAACATGAAGAAGCCAAAGTGGGGCGTAAGAACTGAGTGGGTTCCCGTTGACGACCTACCCGTGACGCCTCGCGACATAAAAGAAATAGCCATCGACCTCGAAACTAAGGACCCAAGGCTCAAGAGCCACGGTCCTGGGTGGGCAACCGGCCACGGCGACGTGGTCGGCATAGCCGTGTCTTACGACGGCTTTACCGCATACCTTCCCTTTGGGCATGAAGGTGGTGGTAACCTTGACCGGGGCATCGTCCTCAAATGGTTTGAGAAGGAAATCGCCAAGCATCCTTCTGACAAAATATTCTATAACGCCGCCTACGACGTAGGCTGGTTAGGCCGTCTGGGCGTCAAACTTGAAGGCCGCATCCTCGACGCGATGTTAGCCGCGCCTCTGTTAAACGAGAACCGGTTCAGCTACTCGCTCAACGCAGTGGCCTACGACTACATGGGCGAGATGAAATCCGAAGCGGCACTCAGAGAGGCGGCACAGGAATTTGGAGTAGACCCCAAGGGTGAACTGTACAAGTTGCCCGCCACGTTCGTTGGTGAGTATGCGGAAGCCGACGCACGGCTCACGCTCCAGCTTTGGCAGACGTTCAAGTCCGAGCTTTCCAAAGAAGATTTATGGCAGGTGTTTGACCTGGAGACGGAGGTCCTACCGCTATGCATAGAAATGACTAGGCGCGGCGTTAGAGTAGACCTTGATCAGGCTGAGAGGCTCAAACAGGATCTCCTCAAAGAAGTGAAGAAGATCCTGTCCGGGATTAAGAAGGAGACAGGAATAAGTATAGAGCTTTGGGCTGCGGCGTCCATTGCAAAAGTGTTTGATAAACTGGAGATACCTTACGGACGCACTAAGACGGGACTGCCGTCCTTTACTAAAAACTTCCTGTCTCAGCATGAACATCCCATAGCTCAACAGATCGTAGAGGCGAGAGAGTACGACAAAATCGGTAATACGTTTTTGTCCAGCATCTTTCGCTACGCGGAGAAGGATCGCATTCACGGTCACATAAACCAGTTACGGAGCGAAGGCGGCGGAACCGTATCGGGCCGCATAAGCATGTCCAACCCAAACCTTCAGCAAATACCCGCCCGGAACCCCGATATGGCGCGGAAGATACGCGGTTTGTTTTTACCGGAGGAAGATGAGCAGTGGGCGTCCATGGACTTCGATCAGCAAGAGCCACGGATCCTGGTCCACTTCTCAAGCCTCACGAACAAGGGCCTGACCGGATCCGATGTTTTTGTTGACGCATATAAAACAAAGCAAAACACTGACTTCCATCAGATGGTTGCCGACATTGCCGACATACCTCGGAAACAAGCCAAGACTATCAACCTTGGCATCATGTACGGGATGGGTCAGACAAAATTGGCGGAGCAACTAGACGTGTCCACGGACGAGGCTAAACGGCTCATGCGTCAGTACCATGACGACGTGCCGTTCGTGAAAGAGCTTATGGATGCAGTGCAGCGTAAAGTTTCGCACCGCGACAAAGGCGGGTTTGTGAGATCATTGCTTGGCCGCAAATGCCGTTTCGATCTGTGGGAGCCTAACCTGTTCGTTTCATCCAAGGCGTTACCAAAAGAGGAAGCGCACATAGAGTACGGCGACAACATCAAACGCGCCTATACCTACAAGGCATTAAACAGACTGATTCAGTCCAGTGCCGCAGACCAAACCAAGGCGTCGATGGCTGCAATACACAAAGAGAAGGGAAAGATTCCTCTTGTTCAGATTCACGATGAACTGGCCTTCTCCGTGTCCGACAAGAAAGAAGCCCGAGAGCTTTGCGATATCATGGAGAGTTCTGTTGAACTACAGGTTCCGACGCCGTGTGACATATCGCTAGGTCCGAACTGGGGAGACTTGACGAAAGAAGATTTATCCGATACTGTCCCATAACATTCACTGAGGTCGAAACCATGGATACGGAAAAATGGAAAAGTGTGGTCATACCGATCAAGACTTACAAGGTCTTGAAACGTTTGGCCGAGCGCGAACACCGGACGTTGTCTGGTCAGTTTACGTTCATGATTGAGCAAATGACCAATGAGGAAAAGGAGGTCACGAAATGACTCCGATCTTGGCAACGGCGGCATTTTACACGGTGGTACTTTTATATGCCGCCTTTACCGGCTGAAAAGTTTGACGTGATCTACGCTGACCCTCCCTGGACGTTCCGCACCTGGAGCAAAGAGGGCAAGGGCCGCTCACCCGAAAAACATTACGACTGCATGAGCCTTGCAGACATCCGTGCGCTTCCTGTTTCTGACATAGCTGCCGAGAACTGCGCTCTATTTTTGTGGGTGACGGATCCTTTGTTACCGGAGGGTCTCAAGCTTATGGAAGCGTGGGGCTTCAAGTTTAAAACGATAGCCTTTGTCTGGGCTAAACTCAACAAGAGCGCACCACCTATGTTATGGACAGAAAGCGATTTCTTCACGGGCCTCGGTTACTGGACCAGGGCCAACCCGGAGCTTTGCCTCTTGGGTACGCGCGTCAAACCGAAGCGCGTATCTAAATCCGTCCGGCGTCTTGTCGTATCGCCAAGGCGGGAGCATTCAAGGAAGCCCGACGAGATTGCAGAAAAGATTGATGACCTCATGGGACGTGATATGTCTAAGATAGAATTATTTGCACGAACAGCCCGGATAGGGTGGACGACATGGGGAAACGACGTTGCCAAATTCGATTAGTTGTTTTAGAAAAGATTATCCATAGAAGTGCGCGTTATCCGGAATCCCCTGGCTCTTCGTTTGTTGACTCCTTTCGCAGAGTTGTTAACGCGCATCACCTCCCCGGAGGTAGAAGATTACCTCCCTGTGTCTTCTACCTCCGGGACTCCCTTAAATAAGTGTTCTATATGTGACTGCGACTTCGACGTTGAAGAAGAGGGCGGCATCCTTGGTTATTTTGGTATATGCCCTGTAAGCTTCTGTCCGGGGTGTACGTCATCAATTTTTGACATGGTGCAACAGCATTGTGACTACTGCCCAAACGACGATGAAGACCCTCCCTTAATAAACTAGTTGACAACTCCTAGAATATCCCATACATATGGGATCAGTTTAACAGGAGGATTCGTCAATGTCAGAGATTAACTTGCTGGAAGAGTTCTTTCAGAACATCCGCATAGTCAACCAAATGGGCCGGGTAGCGCGGTGCGAGAGTGCCGCTGCACGGGCCAATGACCCCGAGTTCAAGCGCATCTGGACGGAGAAAGCCGACGCCATCCGTGAGACCTATAAGACGGAGATCAACTGATGATTTCCCCTGGTTGGTACAAAGACATGCTCGACGCTTTCCATCGACGCTTTGAAGTCAAGGAGAAGGGCGAATACGGTGCAACCGACGCTCTTCTCAATAAGAGCCGTGGCTTTACACTAGGAGACATGGAGCGGTTGTTTGACAACCCCACCGCCTACTGGCCTCTACCAATCACATGCCCGGAATTCCACTACTGGCCTCTACCAATCACATGCCCGAGATGCAAAAGTAATTCAGATGTTGGACATCTGGATTGGGACACGCTTGTCTGCACGTCCTGCAAAGCCGAAGTAAAGCGCGGCGACTGGATTTTGAAAGGATTTGAAAAGTGATCAGAGGATGGGAAGAAGTGCGCGACGGCTACCGTTATGAGAACGGCTATAAGGTTGTCTTGAACGGGCCAAAAGGGGGCTGGTGGGTGCCAATGACGCCCGAAGGCAACCGCATCAAGCGAGACGGGCGCGTCGTCCATTTTGGCAGCGAAACAAAAGCCAAAGCATTTGTCGAGGACATACAAAAGCAGTCTTTGCTTCTGCATTTCTTGGAGGAGCAATTCAACTCCATAATTGAAAAAATAGACCTTTTAAAGTCTTTGCGTGGCCCAGATCCTTCACAGGCTCAACATCAGGAAGAGAGAATTCGATACCTTGAAGAACAAGCTGCCGCCCTGGATGAAAAAATTTATCGGATGGAGATAGAACGATGATCGCACTCGTATTGATACCCGTCATTTTGCTCGGCGTGGACAACGCCGACTTCTTTAAACAAGCCGCCGAAGAGCGCGAACAAGGCTACACTTGGCACTATATGGGCAAGCAAAAGCTTGACCCACGGTCCAAGGCCATCCCAATCCAATGCATGGACGGCGATAAACCCTGCGGCGAACCCTTCATTCTCTGGAAGCTAAAGAAATGAGGGGCCTCTGGGAAACGTTCGTCATGTGGGTGCGGGGATACCATCGTATCGCGCCACGGCACACGCCAAAGATCGAACCGAAAGGAATTACCGCTTGGACCAGTGACGGCAAAAATGTGGTCACGCTCCATGGTCCGGCAAAACCCGACCAGTTGGTCACATGGAAGGAAGGAGACGACGATGCCTAGTTTTGTGGTAATGCGCCCTGACGGCGAAGAGGTGGACATCACCGACAACATCAAGAACGCGCTTGGCGAGGACGACGTTCGCGAAGCCGTTGTTGGTGCGTTCAAGAAGCCCGTACCAGGGTCCAGTAATGCCGCCATCCGGCGGGAGAAGAAACTGAACGAAGCGCGGGCCAAGTGATGTTCACGCTTCTGCGATATAAGGAACCGGACCCTGACGAACACCGTCAGGGCTTCCGGCCCTTGCCCAAGAAGAATCCATACAAAAGCAGTCTCTGCTTGAAGTATGAAGAAGAATCAGAACTGAAAACCGTCAACGCACCCAAGAGCGTGGACATATACGTTTAAGGAGTCAGACTGGTGTCATATTTTCAATATAAATTTGAAGTCTACATAGACTATGAAGACGGGGAACCGGAATATGCGCCGGGGAAAGGAACC